TTCATGCATTTCTAAAATCTGATCCAACTCGCCGCCGCCAAGAAACACGTTTAAAACTTTCTTTCTCGGATATACCACTATTTCGGTCACTATGCACCCCCTCGGCGTAGGCCAGAGCTGCATGCTGCCTTTGTATATACCCTCTGCCACATCAATGAAGTCATGCGTGCCGCCGGAATACTCCAAAGCGGCCTCAATCCAATCGCGGCATCTCTCAAGCTCTTTATCCATGAAGCCTCGTGATCGCTAAGGTTGAAGCGGGGATCGCTGGCACAGGCGAAGATGCTGCGGTGTAATTCAGAAAGCCGTTTGTGTTGTCGATCATGTAATTCACTTCCAAGTAATCACCGGCTGCAAGCGTGAATATCTGAGTGCGCGACGTGACAACCGTGGCGTTGTTTTGGTGAAGCGCCGTTGTCATAGCGCTGTCGGCAACATTTGTTCCGTTCACGCTTGGCCAGAAGTAGAAGTGAACCGTGCTGCCAGACGTTGATGATATTTGCGCAGAGAACGATATGACGTATTGGCCAGCTTCCTCGAAAACAATCCTTGAAGCTGGCGTGCCTTGTGTTATTCCGTCATTGCCGGTGGGAGCATCGTAAGTCAGCTTGTAGGCTGTGTTTGCTGCTACCGGCACGACGTCAGCCGTTTTCATAAAATCAGCGTGACCATCCTCAAGCACAACCTGACGCCACTCGCCGTTCTTGGAAACCACGGGATACCCGTTGACGTTATCCCATAGCAAAACGCCGTTCTCAGAAGCCGACGAATACGTTTCCTTAAACCCCAGCTGATCCAAAGCACGGCCCAAGTAGCGCCGCATATTCTCGGCCCACTGGTTTATGTTTTCCGTAATGGGTGGAAGTATTCGGCTCATCTGCGCCCGCCAGCCACTGCGTCAAGCCGCATGATGCCGACGCGCCAATCAGATGACGTATTGCCTGTGACCCGCATTCTTATCTGACGTCCAGTAAATCGCAGGCTTGTTGGGTTGGCCATGCTATACGGCCCGTAGTCTCGCTCCGTATCCGTTGGATAAAAACGCGTCTTAAATGTGGCATTCACGTCACCCAGCGTGTTTTCGTCTGGGATCATGCCGCGCACCGCCATTACGTTTTCGCCAACGCCCAGCGCAATCGGGCCTGTTTCGGCAAACGGCGCTTGGCCACCGTAGTCAAAGCCAACCTCTTGCTCGTACAAAATGCCATCAGCGGCAATCCAGAAGGGCTGACGAAACACGCCTCGATCCACACCAGCTGTGCGGTCAATCGTGCCGGTTGTCCAAATATTTTCAGCGTAATCAAATGCAACGTAGCTGTCGCATTCTGTTGCGCTTGCGCTTGGATAAAACCACCAGATTTCGTTGAAGCGGCTGTTCACAACGGCGTGAACCTTTGACCGCTGGTCATTGTTCATGTCGCTGAAGACATAGTCAGCAACCTCGCACGGCAAGTCTCGCACAGATCCACCAGCGTAAATAAAGAATGAGCGCTGGCCCATCCACACCACGCCCTCGTCAATCGACGCAGCTGCGTTGGACGCAATCAAGCCGCACGACGTACCAACGCGCTCAAATCCATACACAAACGGCGGGCCGCTATATGTGGCCGTGTGCGCGTCTTGATCTGTAAGGATTAATGACTGCCCGCGTGTGCGCAATCCTTTTAAGATTGTGCCGTTGGTTTGTATCTCAATGTCACCGGCTTCGTTTGTCGCTGCTGGTGTCCAAGTGTTGTTGTCCTCGCGGTCAGACCATGCAACCTTTCGGGGGTTGCCGCCTGCGCCAAACGCAAACACAAAACGCTCTTCCGTCACCATCATGCCAGAGCAGTTTGTCGGGGCGTTTGACAGCACGGCGGCGGGCGTTGAAGCGTTAAGCTGCCACTGGTAAATCTTGCCGTCATCGGCTGTGTTAGCCAGCAAGTATTCGCCCCAGTTTTCCAAGCTCCATGTGGTCGCTGGCAAAATGGTGCCGGAATCCTCTGATGGCAATCCGTAAAGGCTGCTGCCGTAAACCCCGCCACCATAGCTAGTGAAGGACGTAGCGTCCTGCCTGCCTGCGGTAAAGCCGACAGGCGTGATCTCGCTTACAGTGTTGCTTGACGTCATGGCGTACAACTTATTGTACGTTCCAAACGCCACGCGTCGGCCAGAGCTGTTATCTTCCCACGCAATCATCGTGCGGGTCACGCCGTCCAAGTCAACGCTTCCGCGCTGACGCCAGCCGCCAACGGGGCGCAGCGCGCCTTCGTGCCAGCGGATCAAGTTTGCATCGCGCCACCGGCCCTGAGACTGATATTCGGTGCCGTTACGATATTGGCCCGCTGGGATATTAAGTGGGATTAACGGCATGTGCCTTTTCCCCCTTTACGGCTTCGTCGGCCAGTCATCATCAGCCAAGTTAGGCCAGTCAGAATGGGCTGTAATATCGCGCAACGCCTGACGGTAGGTTGTCATAGGCGCGTCCATCGTAACGTCAGTCAGCGCAAAGTAATCTGTGTCTGACAGCAAGCCATCACGCTTAGTGCGATTGCTTGCTGCTACCGCTGCATCAAGTGTCGCCTGATAAGCCGCTTCATGCTCTGCCTTGGTAGTCGTAACGCCATCTTCTGTGGTGTCAGCAAACATGTCTCTGGCTACATATTTCTCTACCCAATCGCCATTTGCGTTTTGCTCAACGCCATCACGAACTGAGTTTTGGTATGCTGTTGTGGTAGCCGCTGGGCTGCGTAGCACTGGGTCTAGGTTTAGCGCATCTAGAGTTGCAGCTTTCCAGACCCTTGGCAAAGACATGTTGGGGTTAGCTGCCCGCCATTGCCCCTGCGTTTTAACTTCGCCTGTTGTTCTGTTGCGATATTCTGACATGATTGATGATCTCCGTTGTCAGTTGATTATGCTATTGCGTAGAATATATAGTCACCCGCAGTGAAGTTGCTGGTAATCGTGAAACCTGACGAAAGCGGGTCAATGTAATCCGTGCTTGCCACTTCTGCCGCTGTCGTGTTCAGCAGTAGGTATGGATCATTGCCTGACACAATGCCACGCACACTATCCCAAACAAACCAATCGCCAGATGCGTCAGTGCGCTTCAGAAGAATAAACCTAGCGCCTGAGCTAAAGCCACATTCTACGTTTGTTGTTCCAGAATGGGTTACTGAACCAACTTTGGATATGCCATCAAGGGTTGCGAATAGGTAGGCTATGTATGGATTACTAGAACCATTTACGTCACCAAAGTTATTTAAGGTAAACACACTATCTGTCGGTGTTGTGTCGTTCCAATACAAAGCATCTTCTTTTGCTGCTGCACTGTTTAACTGTAGGTTATGTGTATTACCAATGTCTTTATGGTAAACTCTCCAGTCCGTTGCACTATTCCTACGCTTAATCCACATCATCTCAGGTGCAACACCAAGGTTATGGCTTACAGTACGCCCTGCTGTTGAGTTACCCGTGTAAGCAACGACATCAAAGAAGTTAGGCGCACGTCGGAAGCAATACTCTCTGTAACCGTAAGCACTCCATGTATCGCTAAGAACTACACCATTCTGAACTGAGTTAAACAGTGCCGTATAGGTGGCACTAACGGCTTCGGCTGCTGTGCTTTGCGTCTGCAAAACATTGGAGTTTCCTCGCAGCCTATCATAAAAAACGTTGCCCCCTGCCGTGGGTCCACTTAAGCCAGTGCGATCTTTAATAAAAAACGTGTCAGCAGGAAAACCTGCATCAGCTGTTCGTGAAGCCCCTGTTCCAACTTCGCTTAATGGTTCAAACACATCAGTCGCACTCTCAGGCGGCGCAAGTGGGCCACGGCGTATGGCGATGTAGATAAATGTTCCATTATTTACACCAGAAGAAAGGTTACCTTTAAAACCTGTTGGTGTAGGTGATCCAAAATAAGGTTGGCTCCATGCTGCTTCAGCATTTGTCCCATCTGCCCTGAGATATACAGTTGAGTTATAACTCCAATCCCTCAAGGTATCAATAATATACCAACTATTAGCCGCATTAGTTTGTTTTACTAACATCCAAGAAGGCTCAAAACCTAAATCTACTTCAGGAACAAACCCACTACCATCCGTAGTAAAACTACCACACTTAATAATATCAGCATCACCACTAGGGCCGAACTCACCGTCACCATCGTTGTGTGCGAAGATGTAGGCAACGTAGTTAACACCAGAGGCGTTCACTGAATCTCTTTGGCCTAACTGAAATTGTGTATCTGTTGGGGCTGTGTCATTCCACGCTCTATCTCTAAAAAAACCAACATTCCCATTTAAGATAGAGGAATAATAATGCGCTGGATAAGTATTGATATCATATCCTCTATGATAAACTTGAAATCCATCACCAGCATCTAGGCGTTTAACCATAATACACGCTGGAACTGCTTCCAAGTCATGGTTGATTGTTAACCCAGCAACTCCTGTCCCAGTATAGGTCACCACATCAAAGAACTTAGGGGCTTTGCGGAAAGTCCAAGAGACTACTTCATTACCATTTCCGTTTTCACCAGAATACTGTGTGCCAAGAGTATAACCATTAGAGTTAAATGCGGTAATGCCATAACCAGAAAAAGCAGCCGATTGAGGATCAGCATTGTTAGAGCCAAGCATTCTTGAG